CAAAGGAGTAGCCGATCCGAAATCCTTGCGATCAATGAACTGCCATCCTGCCCAGTCTGGATTTGGCTTTCTTGCGATTCCTGCATAAGTCTGCCCCCCCCGGTCACCCGGAATGTCGGTTAATTGGTATCCACCCTCATCGTGGATCATCTTCTCAAACGCTGGATTGAAGTCGGCCATTATTTCTTCATCCGTTCTTCAAGAATCACGATCCGCTCACGGTTGATGTGAATCAGTTCCCGATTCTCGTTGATCTGCTTCTCAAGGTCCTGACGCAACTTTTCCCGCGCTAGTTCAGCACCGGAGTTGGTGGCTTGTTTGTTGTCACTGGTAACCACAAGACTGATCTTGGCGTTCAATACCGTTACGTCGTGACTCAATTTGTCAAGCGACGACATCAGATACACAACACAAGTGAAGAGGATCGGAAGAACAGCAAACGCCGTCTTCTCGATCAACTGACTTTTGGCTTCCAGTTTTTCAGTCATAAACCCACCAATTTCTTGACAAAATCAGCCGCCACACCCGGACCAAACAAAACAGCCGCAATCACTACATACAAGATGTATTCAATACGAGCCATTCGCTTGGACCCGTCATCAAACCGCTTTTGGATACTTTCGTGTCGTTGGGCGCAGATTGCTTCATGAACGCTCAAGCGTTTGTCCGTTTCAGAAGCAAGTTCGTGAACGTCAGCCATTTCTTACTCATCATTCCGCGCTTCAGGTTCCTTCGGCTTTGCGGCCTCTTGAATTGCCTGAATAAGTTGAAACACCTCTTGGTATGGGCGTGTCCCCAAATACCCAATAATTTGGTTTGCAAGTTCAATTGGAAGTTGAAGCGTCATTTTTGTTCTCTTTAATAATTGCTGTTAAAGTTTCCCGATTAATTGTCATGTACCCATGACAAGCCATGTTCCATTTAGTCTCGCCACACTCTTGCGTAGGTTCAGTAAAAGTTTCGCCAATCACCCGAACGTCCGCCGCTAAATGCTCTACGCCATTTTCAAAAATCCGCCACACCAAATTCGACCCGTTGTGCTTGGTGTTAAACCTGATGTGGTACTTGTTCACAATCAAACTTCCGCAAACTCTGGCTCAAGAATCCGGTCAACTATGATATGCGCCCACTTCTCTGCGTCCATCTCCGTCACTCGGAAACTTGGGTTTGTCGGCGCAATGAACACCTTGTCCGTATCCCGGTGACGGCTGTTCTTGATTGTGTCCATGAAAATCAAAACGTCCGGTTTGAAGTTCTCCCGAACGTCTGGATACGGCGCAACAAAATCCGCAATCACAAACTCCGCCGTTGAATTCTGCGCCAACAACATCATCCGGATGCCCTGACGCTCCCGCCCAGCCTTGCTGAAGTCCCAGTCGTTGTACTTCGCACGGACAGCATCAGCGTTGAACCAGTCAACCGTGTACCCGCGCAACCTCTTAATGAGTGCCTGCGCGAGCGTTGTCTTGCCAGAACCGGGAAGTCCACAGATCAGAATCTTCACAGAAGCGCATCCAACTCATCGTGAGTGGTTGCCGCGTCAATTGCCGCTTGCTTCGTGAAGATTGCCTGCCGCGCCGTCTCAACCGCCGTCGCATCGTACTGCTCGTTGGGATTGGGAGACATCTGCAATCGGGCCTGCTCCATCACAACCTGCTGGAATTGAAAGCCAACATTAGCCTTCATCCCGTTCTTGCGGTCGTCAACCGAAATGTCGTAGGTGTCCCAGATGATTTGCACTGGGTCTACATTCAAGTCAAAGCGGTGCGCGGTGTACCCCTGACGGTGAGCAATAATCGCTGGCCGCACTTCAATAGCATTGCGCCATCCGTTGTTGCCAACACCTTCTGCCGGTGGGGTGTCCCACACATCTTTGATTTCACCATTAACAACGCGAACAAAATGTGTCATTTAAGACTCCTATAAGAAATTAAGATGATATTGCAATCGAATTTACATAACCACAAGCCGCCTTTAACCATGTAGTCAAAGAGCCAATTTGTTTAGGGCTTGAATAACTTGTAATGTTTCCAAGCCCCAATTGTCCTTTGTTATTTCTCCCCCATGACCAAAGCGTGCCGTCTGTTTTAATTGCAATTGCGGAATAAGCGCCGCCGGATAAAGACAGCCAATTAGTCAATGCGCCAACTTGTTTTGGAGATGAGTAATTAGTTGTATTCCCAAGCCCAAGTATTCCGTGTGTTGTATTTCTTCCCCATGACCATAATGCGTTTCCTTTAATAGCCATTGACGCTCTAGCAAACGCAATAACACTTGTCCAAGTTGTTAATGCACCAACTTGTTTTGGAGACGAATAATTTGTTATATTGCCAAGACCTAACTGCCCCTCTCCGTTGTAACCCCAAGCCCAAAGAGTGCCGTCAGTTTTTAATGCAAGAGTTGATGCTGAAGCATACCCAGAAGAAACTTTTGACCAGTTTGTTAAAGAACCAATTTGTTTCGGAGAAGAATAAGCGGTTGTATTGCCCAGTCCAAGTTGACCGCTAAAACCTGCCCCCCATCCCCAAAGCGTACCGTCTGTTTTAATTGCCATTGTAGTTGCCCCGTTGGCGGCTACAATAGCCCAGTTGGTTAATGCCCCAACTTGTTTTGGTGACGAGTAACTTGTTGTGTTATTAAACCCTAAAGCGCCATTCCCGCCAGCGCCCCACGCCCATAATGTATTATCGGTTTTAATAGCAAAACAAGAAGATGTATTTAAAGATATGCTTGACCAATTGGTCAACGCGCCAATTTGTTTTGGAGACGAATAATTGGTTGTGTTTCCTAGCCCTAATTCACCTGACGAATTTACGCCCCAAGACCATAAAGTTCCATTGTTTTTTATTGCTAACGAACAATATTGCCCAGACGCAACATTCAACCAAGTGTTTGTTGAACCAACTTGCTTTGGGGAAGAATAATTAATAGTATTTGATATTCCTAATTCGCCAGAACTGTTACTACCCCAACCATACAAATATGAGGCACCCGGAAAAGGCCATTGATTGTTTGCAATGTAATAGTTGGCTTGGTCCATCGTCCAAATACCAGACGCGGCAGAGGTGCTAACCGTTGGAGCGGTCGCAGAGATTATCCCTCCGGGCCAGCGTTCACTCATGCCACGCTCCTAAGTTTTGGACGCTCTAGACGCTCTGCAACGGATTTAAACGGGTGGGTCCAGTCACCGTACACCTCTTGCCGAATCAGTCGCATAGAATCGTAATACGGGGTGCGCTCACCGTCGATAGCATACAAGAAATAAGGCATGACCGGCGTAATTACCCAAGTCTTTACGCCCATCGCCGCCGCTAGATGACTCACGCTAGTGCAGGACGAAATCACTAAGTCGCAACTTGCCGCCGCCTGTCGCGTGTCTTCCCAAGAGTTTAGCGGCACTTGCCTTACCCAACTTGGACAAGCGTCCGAACCCTCGTCACGCTGAAGACTGATGAACTCAGCGTCTGCGTCTTTGACGGCGTTAAACAGCAAGTCATACGGAAACTTCTTGTGGTGCTCGTGCTCAAACCGCGACTGACCCTGCCACCGCAGTCCAATGCGCTTCTTGCGACCCTTGATGGTCATCGGTTTCTCAAGGTACGGCGCACCGGATATGTCCTTGAGTTCAAACCCGAGCGGGACAACAGCCGACATCCCGGCAACGTAGAAGTCGTGGTAAATGCCAAACGTAGCCTCGTGCTGAACTACCGCCGAAACACCTTCAACACCCGCAAATAGACTTGCAAGGGGACCAGAACAAGATACAACAACCCTGCAACCACGGTCAGCAATATGCTTTGCATAGCGAATTTGATGGATTTGATCACCCAAGCCACCCTCAAGGTACAACATCACAACGCCACGGGTCTTGCCGTCCCACTGGTTCGTTGGCGCGTCCGGGCGCTTGTTTCCAAACACGCCCACCAAACGGCCCCGGTCCATCAACTGGTAGCCCTTCTGGATCTGCCCTTGACGCAAGTAGTACCAACCCCGGTTGTATGCCGCACGGTGGTTATGCGGTTCTTCTGCCTCAAGTTTCTGCGACAGCCTCCAGCCTTCAGCAAAGTCACCCATTGTGGATGCCGCCAACTGAAGGTCTAGGTCGTGCAACTCTGGCAGGGTCCGAGGCTTCTCTAACCAAAACTCAGGCTGACAGAACGCCGAGTAGTGATGCTTGAGCAAGTCACGCGGGTCTTCATAGTGCTGTTTAGCCAACACCGGCTTTACGTCGTGCATCCCGGCATAGCCGTGAATGTTCTCGTCGTCTTCCTTGACGCTTGACCCGTCGATGTTCTTCAGGTCGTACTCAAACGGAGGCAGTTCTAGAAACGCATGAATGCGCTCCAGTTGACTTTGTGGGTCACGGATAAGGTCTTCATATTCCACAAACAAGAAGTTGTCTGGCGCGTGTTGGTAACCGTCCTGAAGGCTGATGTACGCCGCCCGTAGGTGGTCCATCAACTGCCCCGTAGCCATGAACTCTTCCAAGTCCTGCGGCTTGGCTACCCGGATGAACGATGCCGCGCAATCAGGCACCGAACGTACTGTGGCAATGATCTTGGGCTGACGCTCTAAGACTTGAGACATCGCGCCCATAATTTGACCGATAGGCCAGCCACGGGACTTGTCAATGATTACCGGCTTGTCAGTGTCTTCGTAAAACGCATCAATTGCCCCGCGCATCGTCTGCGCCAACTTCTTCCGTTCTGGGTCATTCTCGTTGAGCAATCCAGCAGAGTGCCAAGTGTTAGCCAACCCATCCAACGCATGAACCAACCCGGATGTCGTAGAGACATGGGTCATCGGGTTCTGGTTGAGAATAGCCGCAAGCACGGTCGAACCAGACCGTGGAATACCAGAAAGGAAGTGAAGCGTTTTGTTCATACTGATGCTATTCCAAAAACTATAAACGTACAGGTATTGTAAAAAATATTTTTCCAAGTTGTTAGACTTCCAACTTGTTTGGGAGATGAATAACTAGTGGTATTTCCTAGACCAAGCACACCTTGAGCGTTTGACCCCCAAGAATACAATCTACCGCTTTCAATTCCTATTGCCGATCTTTTGGATGAATTTATAATTGACCAACTTGTTAATGAACCAACTTGAGTTGGGGAAGACCTGTATGATCCAACTGCTAGTCCTAGTCCTAATTGTCCGCTGTCATTAGCCCCCCAAGACCAAAGAGTTCCGTCGTTTCTTATTCCATACCCACTCTGGTCGTTTGCTGATACACTGCTCCAAGTTGTTAATGAACCGACTTGTTTTGGAGATGAGTAATATGTTGTGTTTCCAAGGCCTAACGCTCCTCCAAAATTATATCCCCATGCCCATAAAGTGCCATCTGTTTTTATTGCAAATGCATTATATGTTCCTGATGCAACTTTTAACCACGAAGTCAAAGCGCCAATTTGGTTTGGAGAAGAGCGATTAACTGTATTCCCTAATCCAAGTTGGCCTTGAGCGTTATAACCCCAAGACCAAAGAGTTCCATCGGTTTTTACTGCTATACAAAAATCTCTACCACCAGCAATTGTTGACCAATTGGCAAGCGCCCCAACTTGCTTAGGGCTTGAATAGTTTGTTATATTTCCCAGTCCAAGTTGGCCCACGGCGTTATAACCCCAAGACCATAACGTACCATTGTTTTTGATGGCAAGGCCAGATTGCAGATTGGCCGATACAAATGACCAATTAGTCAAAGCGCCAACTTGTTTGGGAGAAGAATAAGCGGTTGTATTACCTAACCCCAAATTTCCATATCCGTTATAACCCCAAGACCAAAGTGTTCCGTCTGTTTTAACTGCTACAGCATGATACAGACCGCTTGCCACTCCGAGCCAATTTGTAAGAGCGCCAACCTGTGTTGGAGAAGAACGATTGATTGTGTCCCCTAACCCTAAAGCGCCATAGGTTACGTTATATCCCCATGCATATAAAAACGGCAACCCAGTCCAAGTACCAGCCGCCGTAGCCTGCAACTGCTGGGAACGTGTCCATAGCCCTGAATACCGAACGCCTGATACTTGTATTGGCATGATTTTTTAATAAGCAAGTGCTAAAGTATAGTCACCACCTGTATGGGCGGCCCCCCAATTTGTTGCAGACCCAACTTGTACGGGGGAAGAACGATTTGTTGTATCTCCTAGACCAAGTTGACCGTTGCCATTCTGGCCCCAAGCCCAAAGCGTGCCATCGGTTTTGGTTGCCATTACAGAACCACTGTTTGATACAACTTTTGACCAATTGGTTAAAGCGCCAATTTGTTTTGGCGATGAATAATTAGTCGTATTGTTTAAACCCAAAGCGCCATTACCGCCAAACCCCCAAGACCATATTGTCCCATCGGTTTTTATAGCCATTCCAGTTGCACCGGGTGCGCCGCTCCAGATATATGCCCAATTTGTTAAAGACCCAACTTGTTTGGGACTAGAATAATTAGTAGTGTTATTAAGTCCTATCCTACCCACATTTCCAAATCCCCAAGACCACAATGTGCCATCTGTTTTAATGGCAAATGCAGAATTACTACCGGCGCTAGTCATAAACCATGTGGTCAATGCTCCGATTTGCTTGGGAGAAGAGTAATAAGTTGTGTTGCCTAACCCTAATTGCCCAGTGTCGTTAAGCCCCCAAGACCACAACGTACCATTGGTTTTTACTGCAAAAGTCGCGTTACCGGCCGTGCTTACATTCGACCAATTTGTTAACGCACCAACTTGTTTTGGAGAAGAATAATTGTTTGTATTTCCGTGTCCTAACTGCCCATAAATGCCTCGGCCCCAAGCCCAAAGGGTTCCGTCTGTTTTTACTGAAACAGTCGCCGAAAAATTTTCGCTAACTGTAGCCCAATTTGTTAGTAAACCAACTTGTTTTGGAGAAGAATAATTTGTTGTATTTCCAAGTCCAAGTTCTCCATATGTATTAGACCCCCAAGCCCAGAAAGTTCCATCTGTTTTAATAGCCACTGAGCAGTCGCCCCCAGCGGAAATAACAGACCAATTTGTTAATGAACCAACTTGCTTGGGAGAAGAATAACTCGTGGTGTTATTTAATCCTAATTTCCCCGCACCGTTACTACCCCAACTATTAAGATAGTAAGTGTAAGTAACCGTCTGAGCGCCAAGCGGGTTGAACCCCGGCTTGTTTATCGCACCCTTGTAGCGCATGGACATGGCGCTAGTCCTTAACTGATGACTTCGTAAGAAATGCTGTATGTAATGCCATTTGCTGTACCAGAAGTCACTGTGATTGATGTGCCTTCTTGTAGATACAACTGCGTGGTCTTGTCCACCACAATCAGCGCGGCATTTGCCGGGACCGAGATGGTCGAAGCAATTGGATATGCCGTTCCGCTTGATGGCGGATTGCCCTGTGCTTGAGCACCGTTGGTATAAATGCTTACCGTGGCGTTTACAGCAGATGAGCCGTTGACGTTGGTAGCAACAATCTGATTAATTTTAAATACCTGCCCAGATGTTGCCCCGTTGGGAAGTAACACAACCGCTGTTGTTCCAGTCGGTGTGAGATAAGTGGTGGTGCCAAGTGCCGTCGTCGCGGCAAGTAAGTTTGGGTTTGCCATGACGGGTCCTTACATTGAAAAAATCAAAGAAATCATTGTGGCTTTCGCCTGAGATACACCAGAAGCCGCAGGTGCTGTGCTTTGCCAAGTAGTACCGTTAGACGTTAATACGTTTCCTGCCGTGCTGGGAGCCACTACCTGAAACGCCGAAGTGCCGTTCCCAAGCAATACGTTGTTGGCTGTGAACGTAGCCGCTCCAGTACCCCCAGAAGCCACTCCAATCGCGTTGGTTGCGCTGATTGTGTTGGCCGTTAGGGTTGTACCGTTAAACGTCAGATTAGCCGATCCAGCAACGCTTCCACTGCTGTTGTATAAGATCTGCGTGTTCGATGACGTCCCAATCCCACCGCCCTTCTGAGCCAACAACTGAACAACGCCGGCGCTGTCTTTGTAATACAACTTTCCATCAGCGGTGTTGATGTTGATCGCCAACTCACCGCTGACTAGGTTAGCCGCAAGAGGTACGGCGGACGCCGTCGTACTATGGTATAGCGATATTGGAGTGAAATTGGTCGCAGCCATTAGAAGGTGCCTCCTGAAATTCCTGACCACACAGGCGCACTTGCACCCGCCGATGTTAATACTTGACCCGCCGTCCCAGCCGCGGTGAATGCATACGCGGTCCCAGTACCATACGCAGACCCACCCGCAGTCGGAGTCGCCGTGCCATTGGTACCGCCGTTGGCAATTGCGAGCGTTCCTGCAAGAGTAACAGCCCCGGTGGTAGCCGTATTAGGCGTCAGGCCCGTCGACCCCGCGCTGAAAGAAGTTACCCCTGTAGCAGGTGCCGCCGACCATGTAGGGACACCACCGGAAACAGTCAGAATGTAGCCGTTCGTACCAATTCCCAGTTTTGACCAAGTATCGGCGGCAGACCCGTACAGCAAGTCTCCGGTGGTTACCGTAGCCGTTCCGGTGCCGCCAGAAGTAGCAGGGACGGTGTTCAGCGAAATAACCGTACCCGATATATTGATTGGGGACGTTCCGGTGTAAACCTGCGAGGTGCTAAATTCAGAAAAAACAATATTGGATGTGCCGAATGTAATAGTCCCCGCTGGGGAACTTAAAACATATGAAATGCCTTTGTTTACAGTACCGTTCTGAACAAAAAAGTAATCGTTAAGACTAAGGTTGTTTACGCCAGAGCCGTAAGTATCAGCGTCCGTGGCACGGGTCAGAACCGTGCCGCCTGTTGCCCATGTATAGACTCCGTTTTGAATTTGATCTGCTTGATTCTTGATCAAAACCCGATCAGTGTTAACAAGCGTGTAACCGTCCAAAACAGTCAACGCCGTGCCAAGCGTAAGCGTAGCCCCAACACCTGCCGTGCCGTTGTTATAAGTGACAACCCCAGTCAAAGCGGCAGTAGTCGCCGCCTGCACTGGCTGGTGATACGTCAACCCGGTTGAAACCTGAGTATCAACGTATTGCTTGGTGGCTAATTGAAACGCCGTTGTTGGGTCTTGCGTGACCGTTACCGATGTCAAACCAATAGGCGCAAGCGTTGAGCCACCCAACGAAATACTGGTTGATCCAAGCGTAATCGTACTGTTTGCCAATTGGGCATTCGTAACCGTACCGCTTAATGCGGTGGTTGGAATAGTTGTGCTGGCCGTCATCGTACCCGTACCGTTGCCGTACACATAGCCGGTCAACGTAGCCGCACCTGTACCACCGTTTGCAGGAACCAGCACGCCAGCAAGGGTGATTGCTCCAGTTGTTGCAGTGGCCGGGGTCAATCCAGTGCTACCGCCGCTGAATGAACTTACCAACGAGGCGTTACTGCTTGCGGCAGTGATCTGGCCTTGAGCGTTCACCGTAATATTAGCGGCGGTATAACTGCCAGCCGTTACCGCCGTATTAGCAAGGAAGATTGTCCCTGTTGACGTTATAGGGCCTCCTGAAAGGCCCGTACCGGTGGCGATAGACGTTACCCCTGACCCAGAGGCCAGCGTCGTCCAAGCGTTGTTTAGATACGCTTCTAGAACCGTAAAATCGGTGTTGTAGCGCAATGTTCCATTGGTTGGAGCAACAGAACGATCACCGGAACTACCAGAAGGCAGCAGCACGCCAGCGGCTCCGGGCAGCGTAGGATTAGTCGCAATTCCAATCGTTGGTGATCCACTAACCCCGTTGCCATTGGCCACATCAATTTGATTCGCAGTTCCCTGAATCTGAGTGGAGGAAACTGTTCCTCCAGTAGTAAGCGTCACAATCCCATTGACGCTGGCATTTGCAAAGTTCAGAACCTGACCGGTCAACGAAATGGTTGGATTGCCAGATACCCCGTCCCCGTTGGATACAGAAATGCCAGCGGTTCCGGTGCTAATTGTGCGTCCAGTCAGCGTAGTTGCATCAGTCTTGACCTGCAACCCGGTGCCAGAACTAATCAGCGACAACAAAGCGCCGGTGGTCGTAATGTTCAAGACACCCTGCGGACTGCTCGCTGATAACGTCAGGCCGTTGGTTGCGCCCAAGTACCTGCTGTTTGCGAGCGTTGGCTCTTGATTAACCGTGATGAACGTCTGCGTCTGACTAGGTGAAGCAGCAATAGCGCCAGTCGTTGTCCGTACCGTCTGACCATTCTGAACAATCGGAACCGACTCGGTTCCAGTAATGGCACCGGCGGCTGGCAGTTGGGTAATCGTGACTTGTGCTGACATTACTCTTGGCTCGGTGGGCTGGGTGCAATCGTGTCTTTGTTACCCGTAGTCGTAGGCGTCTGCGTGTTGCCTTCCGTCGAGATTTGAAACTGATTGCCCCCCGTGGTCAACAGGTAATCATCATTGGCGGCCACGCTCACATCAGGACGCGGGAACCTAATTGTAATACGCTCCGTCTTTCTTGCGGGTAATCGATACGGATCAAATTGATCGGCGCAACCAGTATCGCAAACTTGCAAACCCGGAAAGTTTGGATCTGGTCTCAACACGGCGTGCGGGTATTTCATCTTGCAACGGTCGCATACCGCTATTGCAATATCAGAGTAACCACGAGTGTCGAGGAAACGCGGCATTATTGGGTATACACCGCAATGTTCGGGGCAAAGTAGATCGGCGACTTGTCGCGCTCTTCCGCCTCGGCTTGACCCAGATACTTCTCGGCCTGCGCCTCAAGGTATTGCACCCGATCCAACGGCACTCCGGGTAACTCTAGGCTCATACGGTGAGCCAGCATCATAACCGTTGCCTCGTACCATCGCTGAGGTACTTCCAACTCATTGGTCAACGCACCAACATCATCAATCTGACGTGAGTACCAGACAGTCATTTGAATGAATGGATCACTCGGCACTGGCCACAAGTAGATCTTGGACTGAGGAATTGTTCTATTAAACCAGAACTGGAACGGCTGGTTGGCCGTGAAGTTTTTGTTCGGAAGATTGGTGTAGTCGTCCCTGTTGAGACGCGCCATCGTGATTTCAGTTGAGTTATTCCCGAAGAACAACTCCCGCAGGCTCAACGTCCCTGAAATAGATCGAATGCGGTAGTACGGGACCGTGTATCCGGGGTCAATGTCGTACCAGAGCCATTCGTTGTCAACCCAGACGGTTGATCCCGGAGCGGCAATGGTCTTCCATGTAGTTCCATCAGAGGAGCACTCAAATACCACATTGAACGTGCCAGAAACGCCCGGCAAGACGCCGATTGATCCGATATAGACCGGCGATCCATAGTTGACCAAAATATTCCCGCCGGGGTTAGTTTGGGTGCAAATGGTGTCTATATCGCCGTCAAAGGCGTTCTCCACCACTCCGCCGGCGCTGCTTGAGTATGCCCCCGTTGGCCTTGCCATCTTGCGATACAAGGCTTGCAATACGTCGTTTCCGCCAACAGGAAGGTCGTAAATGTACTGGTCCGCTCTCAGGCCGTACACTTTCTTGACGATTGCCCAATACTGAATCCCAATGTTGATTAGGTTGGACAACAGAAAGAATAAAGACTCACGAGCAGACGTTACCTGCTCCGACGTGAGTTCCTCAGCAAGTTTACCGGCCCGACGTGCTCCGTGGTCGATTAACTGCTGAACATTGATGACCGTAGTGCCAACAGTCCCTGAATACGCCATCTACCACCCCGGACAGTTCCAACGCTTCATCGAGGCCCTAGACCGACTTCCAGTCTCACTTTTTTCCGCTACCGCACCCATACGAGCACAGAACGAATCACGTCTTGATCCGCCTTGAGGTTGTGGTGCTTTGAGATTAGATCCGGTCTCACTATTGTACTTTGCCCTGCCCTTTGCCGTAAGCCCCGCACCTCGATCCGCAGGCAATTTCTCACCACGGCCGATTGCCAGACTTGGTCCGCCATCCTTCATCTTTGCGGTCTTGGCTGACTCCCGGAATGCTTCTGCAGTCGGTGCGCCCGGAGAACCGGGTTTGCGCATCTTTTCTTTGCTGCCATGGGCAATACGTTCCTGTTTGGCATGAATATTGGCATATAATCCGCCGCCTTTCATTTTCTTTCCCAAGAACATTTTATCAACCATTTCCAGCCTTTCAGGTTTGGTTGTTTCTTTGTTGATAATGCTTAGACGTTCGGATTTGCTTTTTCCCGCGTCATAAAAACCTTCTTTCTTCAAAGATTTTATTACGCCGCCATCGTTCATTTTTTTATCGGCCGCTGCAAAGTCTTTCCCAACCGACGTAGGAATACCAACCTTCTTGGCAAATTTTGGATTGTGAGCAACCGCCTCCATCAGGCGATGCTGGGCTGGTGATTTGCTTGGCATTATTAAGGGCCGTTCTTAATCAAAATGATGTTGAAGTACGAACTTACTGCGTTGTTTGCGG